AGTCGGTGTCCACCTCGTTCGGCTCTGGCTGTACCATGTCCACCGTAAATAGGTACGAGCCCTTGTGCCATGCACCCGCCTTGTCGAGGTACTTGCATGGCATCCCCTTGAGCAGGGTCTTCTCGATGACGGCAATTCCTGAGGAGTTGACATCCCACATCTGCAAGAGACCCAGCGGAAGATCGGGTGTTGGCGTCTCTGGGTTCTGGACGTACGCGCTAATGGGAAGTTTGTCATACAACGCTCCGTATTCTGGCAGGAATGCCTCGATATACAGCGCGCGGTGCCGTGGCGCCTTGACGGTCACCCAGTAGGCTGGGGTGAACTCTCCGTGACCATCCTGAAGGTCTCGCAGGTATTCCCTGCGGACGTAGCACGAAACGGTTGGAATGTTTGCAATGACGTGCGGCATTATGCGCTCGCCTTGATTTTATCTCGATACTTCTTGGCAGCCTGGCGCATGTATTCCCTCCGCCTTTCAAAATCTTCAACTTCCACATTGCATGCAATGCACATTGGATGCTTCCTTGAGTAGTAGAATTCTCCGTCGTTCGGCCACCACTCTAGACATCTTTTGCACTTGCGTATCATTAGCTAATAATCTCCGCAACGACCCAGATGATTGCGAATGCAACAAGCGCGTAGAAAAATGATTCTACGGGCGTCGTCACATAGATTTCTTTGTGTTCATACTTGTAGCGCTGATCATCAACCTTGCGAATCTTTTTCATGCTCACTCCTGTTGACGCTGCGATCTACGGAAAATCCTTTCGGGTATCTGAGGCGGAGCTTCTTCTCGTTCTGAACCGCAACCTCCGAAAGGTCGATCCGAGCAACTGAGGCAATCTCAGCCACATACCAAAGGATATCACCAAGCTCCTTGGTGATGTAGTCGCGATCGACAGCGTGTCCGTGTCCAATCCACTTCTTGAGGTGATCGATCAGCTCACCAGACTCCCCAGCAAGACCCATCGCTGCAATCGCAACGCGCCCCTGTTCTGGGTCGAGGTAGATGTCGCCACGAGCGGTCATGGCAGCGCCTCGCTGGTAATCGTCAAATCCGCTGGCCCACGCCTTGTGGTTGCAGCAGTTGCCTTCGCTGCACCCAGTACAGCCGCAAGTACACGCGGTTTCGGTAATCATATTTCCTCCTAATTCAGAACGCATCGCCACACCGGCACACATCTTTCCCTGCTTTTCTTGCTGCTAGTCGTTTCCTAGATCTCTCTAATTCCGCTATTTGTTCTTCAGCCATGCGTGAGGGCGAAAAGTTTTTTACCCCGTACTCGCATGAGCTGCACTGCATCTTGCCGCGGCGGTAAAACTCACATTCTGGCGGCCAAACCTGCTGGCAGCGTGAGCAATGCTTCAAAATTGCACCGACTCGTTGATGACAATTGGCTGTGCCTCGAACGAGGCGAACACAGGCATGCCGGGCTTGATAAACCCACCCTCGATATTGAAGGAGATGTATTCGTCCGCTTCCTCAATGTGGAAGCAGCCCTCATGAGTGTCCCCTGGGTTGTTCGCCTCGCAGGTCGACACAAAGTCGTCAAACAAGCGCTGCAGGATCTTGTTGCGGTCGTAGATAGCGACAATCATCTGTCCGTCAGACCCGTGAAAGATTGTCCCGTGTCCTACGAGGCAATCTTCCCACCCATCGGCGTACAGGACGTCTTCACGCTGTTCAATTGCTGGTCGCGTAATCGTTGTCTGCTCTTCCATGCCCTCAATCCTCCATAGTCCATACTCTTGTCCATGCTCGGTGAATCCGATCACTCGTGCTGTTCCGTCGTCTAGTGTATCTCGATAAAGTTTGACGTGCACGCCGTTTACTGTGGCGGTGCAGATCGCTCTGCTGTTCATGTGTAATTCTTGATTCTTTCTAGTGAGTTTTCATGTATCGGTTCGCTTACGTGCCATGCGTCTAGCATCCAGGCCGCCCAAAACCGTGGGCGAACAGCGGGGACTACCCGTGTGGCAATCAGTTGCCTGTAGCGGCGGTCGGGAAGCAGGCGAATGATGGCAGTAGCGAGACTAGCCGCTACCTCAGTTTTTCCCAAAAAAAATTTCGAGAAGCCATCGTAACGAAGTTGGTTATAGGGGATCACAATGATCGATCCGTCTACATTGGCGATAACCATTCGACCCTGCTTCATCTTGAGCCGCGCGCGAGGATAACTAGTTCTCGTACCCAAGAGCCAATGATGTAGCCCTTGGGTACGAGTCTCCGAAGGAGAAGCAACACAATTATCTATTGACGATTCTGAACCAAAGGGTCCAGAGGGCCAACGTGAGCGTGGAGCCGACAACGACTGCCGCCACGTAACTAAAGAACGTTCCGATATCCATCAGAACGGAACCTCTGAAAAGTCTTCTTCAGGCGCGGCCTGCTTGACTGCGCCAGCGGCACCCTTACCCTTGGCGAGCAGGTCGAATGTGCGCGCCGTGATCTGAATCGAAGACTTGGACTCGCCGCTGCGGGTCTGGAAAGTCTTCACGGACGGAACGCCTTCAACGCACACAAGGTCACCCTTGTCGAGCAGCTGCACGGCAAGTTCTGCCTGCTTCTCCCAAATGGATACGTCGTACCAATTGGTGGTCTCTTCGCCGCCGCGCTTGTTCTTCACCGCAACGCTGAACGATGAAACGTTCTTTCCTGTCTTGGTGCTGCGAAGTTCTGGCTTGCTTCCAAGCCTGCCAGTTACTTCAATCCTTTCCTTTGCCATTTCACTTCTCCTGACTTAGGACCAGTCGGACATATTCTTCCGCTGCTCCAAATTCCATTTCCCAAACTCGTGGGATAAACCATCGGTCATTGACGACCAATCCAGCCGCTACCGCATCTAGCGTTAGCTTCAATAGGTTATCAGCATCCATCGGTCTTTTCAAATGCGCCCAGATGTCGATGACAATCCTCTTCCCGTCTACCGGCAGGAAGTCCGGCCTTGTGACTAACGCTTTCTGTGTCGCATAGGTCACGATCTCCTTCCATGCTTTTGCTTCTCGTGTCATGTAGATGATTTTGCCCGCAACGCGATACGCGCGGTTCCATGATGGCGGTCTTCCTACAAGGACAATCTCAAGCCCTTCCGTCCAGCCTTCCAAGCCTGATACGCTGGTCATCCCCGCCCACCTTGATGGCGCGACAGGTCTGCTGTAGTCGGGAGATGAGAGCCCCATATCCAAGGGCATCGAGTTCGTCAAGGCCGCGGTTCGTCGTGGCGATCGTCGCGAGACAGGCACTATATCGGCTCTCAACAAGGACGTAGAGTCGCTCTGCCGCCCAGTCGGTTGCCTTCTCCTTCCCAAGATCATCAAGGACCACGACGCTTGCGCGTGTCAAACAAAAGTCAAACAAGTTCATGACTTCTGGATCATTGTACTTCATTGACTGGCGAATCCGATCTAAAAAGATCGGCACATTGATAAAGCGAACTCCACCAAGACCAGCGGCAACTTTCTCTCGGACTGACGCCACGGCAAGGTGGGTCTTTCCCGTACCTGGCGGCCCAACAAAAAGAAGGCCCCGCTCCCCAATCGGTGCCTTTGCCCACTCCATTGAGGCCTCAAGGGCCGTCTTAGAGCCACCCTGCGCCTCGAAATTTGCGAAGGTGCTGTCTAAGTACCTTTTTGGGATTCCAACGCCTAGAAGCGCTTTTTCGAGGTCCTGTGGCGGCTTACTCTCGCCCCACATGATGTCCTCCAGGTATACAACTTCGGTGCTACTTGTTGTCATTATCGCGCTCCCCCGCAGCGGCGACCAAGAGGATCACCGCGACGAGCAACATAAACAGTGCTGGCTGCAACATCTACTCCTCCAACTGTGCATCACGAACAGATGATGTTGTGTGCACCCTCTTCTTACTGCCTTTTCCGATCGCTGTCAAATATGCAATTGGGTCGCCCTTGAGGTCGCGCAGTGCCGCGTCGCAGATGGCAGACATTAGCGCGGGAATTCCACCTGGATATTCGCGCATCAGCTTTGCAATGCGAGCGTAGTCGGCTCTCTGTGGGACGATGCCATTCATCTGTCCCATGAATTCAACAAGTCTTCCCTGTCGGTTCGGCCCTGCCACAATGTATTCCATCCACTCTTTCATGCTCCGAACCTTTACCTGCGCATCGTGTTCGTCGCGAAGGCCGAGACGGTTTAGTCGGTCGCGAGCGGCCGCTGCAAGCGCCTCCCTTGCCTCGCGCATTCCATCAGATGGAACCTGCCACTCGTCCCAATCGTGAACCACAAGTCCGTCGAGAAGCCCAACGCGTCGGAAGTGCGGAAGGAACTTTGTGTTTTGCGATCCGACCATTGCTTCAATGTGCTGATCTGACTCAAACACTCCGTCGGTTTCTGATGCCGCGCACAACAGAACAATCCATGCCCATCGCGCGTTGTTATCTGGCAGCCGCCAAAGTTTCTTGTGTCGCGGAAGATCGCTATAGCATCTCCAGTAGACGCGGGCGTCCCCCATCTCTTCAAGAGGAATAATCGGTGTCATGCCCACCGCTAATCTCCTTCTGGATCGCAATCCATGCAGTAGTTGTTTTCTTCTCCGAACTCACCAATGAATTCCGCACCACAGTTCTTGCACGTGCAGATCATTATTTTTCCCAGTCAGGCCAAAGGTCTTTCTTCAGTGCTGGGACCAGATTGTACAGCTCTTTTCTCTTTTCGGGAATCTGCTGTGGGTGGCTCTCCCACTTATCGCACAGTTCCTTGAATTCGCAGTTTGCATGCGCAAACGCCGTTGGGTTCGGATAGATCGCGCCCTTCTCGATTGCGTCAAGGAACGCGCGAGCCCCGATGTACATCTTGTCAATATCTTCCTGAGTGCGGGTAGTAGTTCTTCGATCAACATTCACGCCCTTAGCCGAGTTGCTAATGATATTGAATGTCACCGATGGGTCGTGGTCATAGTTTTGGCGAACAGCATTCACATAGGCGGTTGCCTGAATGTCTCCGCGCTCTCGATCCTTCTCCCACCTTCTCTGTGCGGTCTTGTGCTCGACCACGCGGAGATCTGTGGTGAGCATGTCGAGATTTGTCTTCAACTTCATCGGAAGCTTCCCAAGTTTCGAGTGGGAAATCTCCGACATCATTGAGTGCTCAACATACTTTGCAGTCCAGTCGTCGCCCTCAAGAACAGCAGCCCGAAGCATCTCTTCGCCATTAAAGCCCTCGCTAAGGATATCGCGCTCTTTTTCTGCGCCCCAGTCCACCTGCGCCGACTCTATTGACCAAACTTTTCGATAGTGATCGAACACCGGCGTAAGGTCGCCATTTCGCTTGCCGCCCGTAATGGGCTCGTACCATCGCTGAAGTCCGGCGTGGACCGAGGTACCCAGGGCGAAGTACGCCGTCGTCCTGTTGGTCCACATACCGAGCCGATACTTGTACCACCAGCGAAGTGGGCACGAAAGGAATTCGCGCAACTCACTTACACTGATGTGCTGCGGGTTTCTCTCCTCAATCATCCAACGAGCTCCGCTCGGCGAGCGCGGAATCTCTTGATCAAGAACTCACGGGAAAGTTCGTCAATATCAACACCGTCGGCGTTCGACTCATTGATCGACTTTCCAATCTCAGTAAGTTCATCAATCGTCTTCGCCTTGGCGAATGCATCGACAAACTTCTGGATGTGTGGCGGGAGTGCGACGTCTTCGTCAAAAACCTCAGCGGCGGCCTTTGCTGCTGACTTTCCGCCCTTTGACTTGATCTCGTCGTCAGACGCGATTCTCTTTGACGGAAGGCCAGCCATTACCAACGCGCGACCAACTGCCGATGTCTCGCAATTCTCAATCTCTGAGCCGCGGGTGTACGGCGTTGCGCCAGGAATCTGCATTGCGCTGTGGCCAATTCCCGCTGGGCGGTCATCCATAAAGCCGAGTGCATCGTCAGGTCCGTTGTCGCCCTTAACGCCGCGATATGCTCGCGCCTCTACGACTACACGCTTTTCGGTGTGCTCAACAATTCTGGTTTCAATGCGTGCGTTGGGGTACGCCTCGTACCATGCGCGGATTCGCTCTGCGACATCCACGTAATCCTTAAGTGCGCTCTTATCGAATGCCATTTGCTTCCTCCTTATTCAAATACTCATCGAGGTCCTCGAAGAGTCTTCCTTCTTCAATCCCAAGAAATTCAGAAATCTTCTTGCGCATCGGGCCACTGATAGGCGCCTGACCATACTGCACCTGATTTAGATAGCCGTACGATACACCAAGATGCTTGGCGATGTATCGCCTCTTGATCCCAGTTTCTTCTAGGAGTTTCCACACCCGAGCAGTTTTCTTCCTCTGAATAATGCGCTGCTCCGCAAAATTCGGACCAGTTTGCTTCATTACCCTTCCTTGCTTTCTAGCACTGGATTTGCAACCCAGTCCTCCATCGCTATCGAGATGCCCCTACGATACGCCAAAATGTCATCGTATGCAACTAGCGTATCAAGGTCGTTGGATGCGGCGTTGGCCGCCTCAAACGCAATCATCTCCTTCGGCTTAATATGAGCGCTCTCGTCAAGAGATTGCTGGAGATACTCCCTGAACTTGCTCCGACCGAGCAGCATCAGTTCCATTTCCTGCATTTTCGTCCCTTCCCCTGCCGTGCACAGTGCACCTATCTAGGACACACTTTGAGGTGTTCGAGCCGGGGGCCTCAATGGCCTCCTCTAAACCCATCACCCTGCCGCCAGGATTACAGTGCGCGTTCGCACAAAAATACACCTTCAGCCGTAGCTGAAAGAGCGTCCCGCCACATGCGTAGCAAGACAATCCGAGGGCACCCTTATTGGACATATGCCCCTCCTTTCAGGATATCATCTTACTTGATGATATCACCCTTGGTCAAGCCTGCGTTGGGTAGGCACCCAATGTGATATTTGCGATTGCCTCTTTTCACAATAGGCCCTAGGCCCCTGCCGATGATCCCCGCCGACTTCGCCATGCACTGGCGATTGTCGCATCTTGGTCTAGGAAAGCTCTCCACTTCGATCATATTCAAATCCCTCTAAGTATTCATACAGTGCCTCTCGCCACTTGCGAGAGGATTCTGTTTTCATTTTATGATGCCACCCGCACAGCGTCACCAGATTCCACATCTCCGAGGGGCCACGCTTGCCAAAGCCAGAGTTAAAGACGTGGTCAAGTTCAAGGACGATCTGCCCGCCGGACCCGAACTGGCTGCCGCACTCATCGTGCATTCCGACTCGAGGACCAATGCAACCCCTGTCCCTTTGAAGGACATCTTTCCTCATCTTTGGCGTGACTGGATCTTTATGCCCCATTAGACCCTCTTAGATCGCTTAGCTTTCTTTTTGGGGAGATCCGGCTCTTCGGAAACTGGTCGACGCTTCACCCCGTCCGCTTTCATGACTCGACAGGGGATACAGAAGCATGGCTGCTGGTGGTAAAACTTATCTGCCATAGAGACCTATCGCTTTCGCTCTTTGGCCTCAACTGACCTCATCACCTTATTCGACCAGGCCTTTCCCGGATCACCGCCCCAAAGAGCCCAGGCAATTCTTCCAGCAGATGGGAATCCCTTTTGGCCAGGAGCCCAGCCTTCGCCCTTCTTGTCGACTTCGTGACGTGCAAGGTATGCGCGCATCTTTCTCACTCTTGCAATTGTCATCTTGTTTCCCGTGAGCATTCTTGCGGTTACTTGACCAGGTCCAATTCCGCCTCTGCCAAACTCTTTTCGCCAATCAAGCCCACGTCGCGCTTCTGCCTTTACTCCGGCAGGAACATTAAGGTTGATTGTGTCGGCCTTTTCAACTTCAATATCTCCAAGGTTTGGAATTGCTGCGCCAGCAGCCTTGTAGGATGAATCGGCTGATGGGTCGTAATAGGAAACGATTGCTGCACCGGCCCGACTAATCTCGCTGACCTTCTGTCTCTTGAAGTAATCAATTGCACTTGTCGGGAAGCTGCTTTCATAAACCTCGGCGTCAAATCCCGCTTCGGCAAGCTGACTTCTAACAAAATCAACTTGTCCCTTTGTCGAGGTGATTGCAACCACCGAAGAGCCGCCCTCAACAAATCCATCTATTGCGTCAATGATGTGTGAAGGGCACTCGTCGCTGAGCAACGCCTCTGCATCAACGAGAACAACGCTCTTCTTAGACGGTTGCTGATTTGGATTCATTTCAGGATTCGGCTTAGCCTCAAGTTGGTCTTTGCCCTGATCTGGCTCTTGGCTCCCTGCCCCGTTGTTTCCGGCACCGCCATCTGGGACGTCTCCACCAGGTGTTGGCTCCTGCTCTGGTGCGTCGGGATCGCCAACCTTGCCCTTCAGGTAGAGCTCGTAATATCTCATTGGCATATACCCAAGCGGGCTTGGCATCCATACCTCATCGCCCATAAGCCCAACGCCTTCCTGGCCGCGCTCCTTAAGCGCGTCATTGAGTCGAAGCCATGGAAGTCCGGCAAGTGCTGCCTTGTAGTAGTCAGCAACTGTCTGCGCAGACTCGCGACCAACATCAGTGTAGACAAATCGCAAGCCCTTGTCATAAAGCCAAACAACTTCTCTAGTGATGTAGTCCGCAATAAGTTCGCAAAGCGGAGCAATGCCGTTGTCGGCAGTGAACGCCGCGCCGTACTCTGACGAGCTCTTATTCACGTCAAAGTTTAGCCCGATGTCTTGCGGCTGAACGCCGAAGACTGCGCAGATCTTGCGTGCGAGATAGATCTGCCACTCCATGAACTGCATGTCTCGGTTTGACTGTGCCATAGGAATCCACTTGACCCCCTTACCGCCACCAGTGATCGCGGTCTGGCTCTTGCCTGCGATTTCGCCTTCCCAATAGTTCTTGAAGGCATCAACCTGATCAGGGCGAACGCCTTCGCCAAGATCAATGATTCCTGGCGGGGTCGCCTGCTCAACAATGTTGTTGTTGTACTTAGCCGCCCGAAGGTCCGCCTCAATGGTCTCAGCAAGAACTTCTAGCGGTGAGAGGCCGAGCGGGGAATACGTCACTCGGTTTCCCACAATGACAATCATCTCTTCGTTCAGGTACTCGGCAATGATCTTTCCGGTCTCGTCGTATTCAAAGTATCGCGGCTTCTTTAGGTTTGTTCCGTCCCAGTCCGGGTCGAAGGCAATTCTTGCACCGTCTTTTGGCCAGAGGTTCTTAACCGGTCTTCCGCTTCTTCCCGCCCGCGCCCCGACAGTGTGTTCCTTCTCAATACAGCCCTGATCCAGGACAAGAATATCCTCAACGATCGGCTCGATAAACGATCTCCACGAATCAAGACGAGTATTTGGATCTCGCAAAAGATCCTTAATCGCCTTTACGTTTGCTTCGTTGATTTCACCGTTGCCATCAATGCTGACAATGTCCCACTTTGCGCGGCTGATCTGCTGCCTGCGAAGATTAATTGCAGATCTAATCCATGGGTTTGTTCGGGACCACTTGCGAAGCTGATTAACTGAACGCTTCTGCACAGTACCCTTGCCAGCGCCTCGCGCGTAAGGCTGCGAGTCGTAATTTGGAATAAGGATTGCATCCTTTATTGCTTGAACATCAGCTTCTGCTTGCGTGCTTTCAACTTGGCGCTTTACGCGCTCCCACGGCATCATTACCACGAGTCTTGCTCCTTCGGCTTTCTTGTTCTCCAGGACCTTATCGCATTAGAAACAGCCATGCCATCAAGGTCCTTGTTGACAATCTGTCTAGCTTCTGTGTAATTAAAAGGTATAAGTCGCACTCCGTCAACTATACCAACTCCTCTAAATGAAGGAAGCCTTCCCCACCATTTTGGCACAACGAACTTGCCGTCTTCAAACTGCAGCTCGATGCTCTCGCTAATGTCAAGCACTACTTTTCGCCTTCCTCGTCGCCTTCGGACTCAGTGTTTGAGCCAATCGCAACCATGGCCATCTCAAGCCCTGCATAATCTTCCATATCAAATGGGTTTTCCTTTCGGAAAGTTTCCCAGAAGCCATCGTACTCCTTGTCGTTAACATCTTCCAGCCTTGTGAGTTCTTCTTCGACATGGCGCTGGTATTTGATCTGCTGGGGAACGCTTCGTTTAACCCTTGAAAGCACCTTGTGGCACTGCTTACAAACGGAGTATCTTTTTTGACCCTTTGCCCTGGGGACCATTGGCTCTGGAATAAGGTCTTGCTCCATATGGTCCTCACCGACCATTATTGTGCATAGGGCGCACCTTGGATGCGCCCGATGTATCTCCTCGTATCTTCTCATGACTGGCGCCAGGGTCTTCTGGATGCGCCGTATGGCCAGCACGATATCGAGAATACCGCCCTCAGCGTCGTTTAGCTCTAAGCACAACCGGCACTTGACTGCCGTATCTTCACACATGCGGCAATTATACATAGACCGTAAATACTAGTCATTGACACGCTATGGTAGATTCATGTAGGAAGCAAAGGTCTTGCAATAATGAATATAAGAGGGGATGATTCGATGGTGCTTATACGGGACTATCTGCTGACACCGATGTCTAACAGGGGTTCCGATCGGCCTGTCGACGGCCATAAGAATTGGGGGTCTGATCTTGGACTTTAAAATTTACACCAACGCCCTGAAGGCCTATGAGTCTGAAGATGGCGAGCGATATGTAACCGGAACAACTTCTTCAACAATTCGGGACCTGCATGGCGATGAGATGTCGCTGGATGCCCTGAAGACAATGGCTGAAACAGCCAGACAGAATATGACGGTGTTCCTCAATCATAATTACAATGTCCCAGAAGACCTTTTTGGCTCCGCCACGGATGCCCAGATTGTTAGACGATATGACAGCGAAACAAACGAAGAGGTTTATGACCTCGATCTCAATATTCGGGTGGTAAACGAAGACGAAAACCCGGAGGCGCTTCGCGCTTATCGCGCAATCAAGCGCGGGGTTAAGCTTGGTCTCTCCATTGGAGCCCGCGTTGAAAAGGCGCGTCGCAAGGCTGCCGAAGGAGACAAGCCCGAGTCAATCCTTATTGAGAAGGTTCGCCTACTTGAGGCGAGCGTTGTTGGCATTCCTGCCAACCAGAGATCCTACCTGCAGAACGCAGTAAAGAGCCTCCGCTCTGGTAGCGTCGATATTAGCGAGCTTGAGGGCGTGATCGAAGAAGAGAAAGCGCCTGCATCTGCCGCAATTGAAGAGATGACGCTGAGGGCCTCCGCAATCATTGAGAAGCTGAAGGCGCTTCCCGTTGAGGGGGAGACTGCCGCCGAGGCAAAGCCCCTTGTGGATTCGCTTGCAAAGCTTCTTGCCGATGTGGCAACGCTTTACATCAAGGCCCAGGGCGCGCACTGGAATGTCGTTGGCCCAGATTTTACTCAGTATCACGATCTTTTCGAAGAGATCTATGAGGACGTATACAAGTCCATTGATCCTATTGCCGAAAACATTAGAAAGCTTAACGCGCCTGCCCCAGCGGAGCTTCGCGAGATGGCACTTATGGCCTCTCAGATGCCCGTAGCAGACGACTACGACCCAGAGAGCCTTGCGTCCGCGCTGTATGCGGCCAACGAGCTCGTTCTTCGCAGCATCATGAACGCTTTCGCCGAAGCGAACAAGCTCAACGAGCAGGGAATTGCAAACTTCCTTGCTGAGCGCCAGGACATGCACCAGAAGTGGTCGTGGCAGCTTAGGTCTTCCCTTGCGGAAGAGGAAGAGGATACCGGCGAGGGCGGAATTGATGAGGAAGACACCGGTGAAGAGTCGGAGGACGAGGAGACTGAAAAGTCTGCTGGTTCAAAGATTGGATTTGGTGACTTCGTTGCCTGGAAAGACACCGACGGGCCCGGCGGGTACGGCGAGGTTGAGCAGGTAGTTAAGGAAGGTGCTGTTGTTGTTCCGAAGTCAAATGAGGAAGTAGCAGCAGTTCCAAATGATCCGGCAATTTTGGTGCGCATCTGGGCGCAAGAATCTGAGGGCAAGTATAAGCCGACTGGCGAGTTCATTGGTCTTTTGGCCTCAATGGTCAAGAAGGTCAGTGGCCCAGGCGAGGGCGCCGAGGGCGCACCAAGTCAGACTGCCACCCAGATTCCGGGTCTTGAGATTCTCCCACCTGGAACAGTTCCAGGCGGGGCAAGTTCACAGGAGAAGTCCATGGATATCGAAGAGAAGAAGACTCGTGTGACCGTTACGGTCAGCACGGATTCTGAAGAGAAGCAGCCAGCTGCCGCATCTGTTGCTCCCTCCGCTCCGGATGCGGCAGCCGCGGACTCAGAGGAGAAGCTTGATGAAATCAAGGCTTCTGCCGAAGATGTGGCCGATGGCGAAGTTACTGAGAAGGTAGAGGACGAGAAGGAAGTCGTTGAGGAAGAGCCTGTCGACGCCAATGTCGAGGCCCTGCAAGAGCTCGGCGCTGAGCTCGTTACCGGCGACGCTGAAAAGTCCATTGCCGATGAATCATCCGTACAGCCCGAAGTGGCCGAGGCGGTTGTTATTAGTGTCGAGACCGAGGCCTCTTCCTTTGAGGAAGTGGAGTCGATCGCGAAGTCAGCTCTCGATGCAGCCAATGCTGCTCAGGAGGAGGTTACCGGCCTTTCGGCAAGAGTGACCGAGCTCCTTGAGTCGAAGGCCAAGGTCGAAGAAGATCTTGCGAAAGCGCTCGATCTTATTGATCGCATTAGCGATCTTGGGATCGGTCGAAAGTTCGTCGACAGGAGTTCACAGAAGGTCAACGTCAAGGCCGCAGAGCGCGCGCCTTGGTTGAGCCCATATGTTCAGCGCGTCCTTGAGGCGCAAGACGAGGAGTAAAAATGTCTGAAGTACGAGAGAAGTTGGATGACGTCGCGAAGGGCCTAGAGTCCCTCAACGGCGCTCCGATCGGCCGAGATCTCGATGTCGAGAAGAAGTCCGATTTTGATCCTGCTGAGGCCTATGCCGTTCAGCGCGAACTTCGCAAGAAGTTCTCAAAGATGAGCGCATCGGAACTCAACGAGATGCTTGATGTTCAGGCCTCGCGAGAAGTTGGGAAGCAGGCTGATGCCGGTATCCTTAACCAGCTTGCGTTGTCGAACCCACAGATTGCAAAGGCACTTGACAGCAGCGGTGGTTCGGCGCTTATCCGCCAGGACCTCGAGCCAATCCTTTACAGCCTGTTCGTTAAGAAGTTCCCATTCTTTGACCGCATCCGCAAGGAGCCTGCAAACGGCCTCGTGCACGCGTTCAATCAGCAGACCGCTTACGGTGATGCAGTCTTCCAGACGGAGACCGGCACTGTAACCGACGATAACTCGACGTATGCTCGCCAGACGACCAATGTGGCCGTTCTTGCGACCCGCCGTGGTATCACGCTTAAGAATCAGTTCGCGCTTGGTCAGGGCGGCTCGCCGTTCAATGGCCTTTCGCAGGAGCTTGGCAGCGGCGTAACCGCCATTGCGCACAAGCTTCAGAAGACCCTGTTCCAGGGCAACGCAACCGTTACGGCAAGCGCCGGTGCCAACACCGAGCTTGGTGCTTATGACGCCAACTCGTTCGATGGCCTCCGCAAGCTTCTTGGTACGGCTGCTTCAGCTGGCAACGAGATTGTTGGGAAGGGCACGGCTTCATACCTGTCCACCATCAACGAAGCAGTTGCTGGAGTTCTGGACAACGGTGGCGCTCCGTCGGCCGTCATCTGCACCCCAACCGACTACGCAGGCCTTGTGAATGAGCTTACAAACCTCGTTCGTTACAATGCGCCTTCGCAGACGGAGCAGGCTGCTGGTGCAACCTTCGGTTCCGTCGTGACGGCTGCTGGCTCACTGCCAATCCTTGCCGTTCCTGGCGATGCCATTGGTCAGTACGCAGTTTCCGGCACCGACTACCGCGATATGTACGTGGTGGACGAGGCTGGCTGGTCGATGCCATACCTTGGCTCCGACTCAATCACGACGCTCGAGATTCCGATCGGCGTGAACGGTGCCCTTACGCGCCTCTACATCATGTATGTGATGTTCGGGTTTGCAAACAAGGCTCCACAGTTCCAGGCGAAGGTTCGCGTTACGGTCTAATCCGTAAGTATTGCAACTGGGGCCCCAGGATTAATTCCTGGGGCCCCGGAAGCGAAGGAGCAATAAATGTTTGACGATGTTAAGAAGGAAACACCAACGGTTGATGTAAATGCAGTTGCCAAGAAGGCCGTAACCGCAGCTAAGGCTGCGGTTTCAGACGACGAGGTAGTTCGCGTACGAAACCACAGCGGTCTTTCTTCGCTTGTTTTTGGAGACGGCACCGTTGCCCGTTTCCACGAGGGTGTCGCGCGCATTAAGGCTAAGTACCTAGTCCAGGCTGTTGCCCAGGGCTGCACGGTCGAGACTGATGCACCGGCAGCTCCGAAGCAGGAGCTTTCGGCCGCCCAAAAGGCCGAGCTTGAAAAGGTTTTCGGCAAGTCCGAGTAATCAATCTAGCTTCAATGGGGCTCGCAGACACTTTTTTAGTGCAATGCGGGCCCTATTGTTTTAGGATGTGAAAATGATAAGAGTGAACGTATCTGTCCCGAATCCAGCTACCGCAGCCGCAACATATACAGGGATTCAAATCGGTAAGGCCGCGTCCCAGGCCGACGCAAGCACCCAGACCGGAACGTTTTCCAATCTTGGTACCGTAATAACGCTTGACGCCAAGATCGGTACGTACTCATATTCGGACAGCGATTCACCTTATGGCTACTGGTACGTATGGCGACTGACTGGGAGCTCGAACAACGGCGCCTGGTCAAGTCCGTATCAGGGCGTTGACACTGGCTATGTGACGGTTGCTGAGCTCCGAGAATACGAGCTTGGATCACTCTCCCTGCCAGATGGAAGCGACTCGAGCGACAACAGGCTTGAAAAGCTGGTTGGCGTCGCCTCCAGGATGGTTGACGGATACTGCGGGTTCTCATTCAGATACAAGACCACAGTTGAGCAGCACAAGTGGAACCAGGAGACAAGAAGGGTGTTCCCGTACTCTAGGCCAATCATTACCGTCAATTCATTTGAGGTATTTGTTAGCAATCAGCAAAAGGCCACTTTCAACCTTTCAGACCTGTTCATAAACACAAGTCAAAACTATGTTGAAGTGACAAGCCTGGCGAACGTAACCTACTCCATATTCCCCGCAATTGTTGCTCTTGGGCTTATCGATCCGGTAGCCAGGATCAACTATACCCACGGATACACCGTGACGCCTCAGGAGATCAAAGACGCGACTGCGCTGATCGCCATAGACCTCGCCTCAAGGGACGCGCTCTATCAGACTGGAATGGGCCAATTGACAAGGCTTACGGTTGGCGACACAACAATGGAAAGGCTTCCGCAGGTTGCCCCAGGGAAGCAGTCTGCGCTGGCAATACCGCCAACGGCAGCGGCAATCCTTGACCAGTACATCGCGGTGTCTATTCGATGATCCCAGGGGCAATGACAACCGTCACCCTTAAGCGAAAAGGGATGACGACACAGGACGCAACTGGAACCCCAGTGACCATAGATGAGATTATCTGGTCAAAGAAGTGCCACTACCAATCGCTTCGAGAAGACGGGAGCAGGGAGCACGCCAACCCAACCGGGCCAGCATCTAGGCAGGTTTATCGCTTCTGGACACCGTACCTCGAGGGCAGGGATCGCCCTAGGCTGAACGACAGAATGGTGGCGGACTCCTACGAGTTTCGCGTCATCGCGATTGACTTCGAGGCAGTCCGCCACCATCTTCTTGTTCGCGCAGAGAGGGTCGAGCGTTAATTCAGTTTACAACGCAAAACCTTCATATCGTCCCAACCGTTTGAATCTACCACCAAGGTAAGAATCCCAGTCGGGGCGTCAACCCCAGCAACTTCCTTATACCACTGAGAGCCGCCATCAAGGCTTGGGGCCTGGATATGCGTTCTTGCACCATGCGTTGACATCGCAAGGTGATGGTAGTGACCCGTCAAGAGAAGCGTGGCATCAGATACGGGCTGCATGCCAAGAGCCTGCTTTGCCCACCAATTCTCCACTTTTCCTACTGCATTGCTGCCGCCTCGTCGAGCCTGATGCCCGTGGGCAAGCCCAACCACCGTCCCGTAGACGTCAAGCGTCAGGGTCAAGTCATTCTTTGGAATCACAAACTTGACGTGTCCAAATGCGTCTGGATTGGCGGAAAGAATCTCTGCCACCTGCTCAAACACGGCAACGTCGTCATTGTCTCCAAAGGTTGTAAACGCCTTACCGCCTCGCCTGTTTTCACCATGGTTCCCAGGCACGCAAGCAACGATCACCTCTGGGGAAAACTTAGACCACTGCATAATGGCCTTCGTAATCAGCCTTCGGGCAACCGTAATTTGCTCTCGACGATCAAGGTCTGCCTGGAACGCCTGCATGTCGTAGTGTCCGTCGCAGTTCTCGATGATGTCACCGAGGCCAACAACAACTAAACGTGATAGCGGCCTGCCAAACTTCCTTAGTTCCTTCCAGCGATTTTCAACCTCATTAATCCCAGCAAGGAAGCGCTCAACAATCTTGACGCTTCCGCCGTTTTCTCCCTTTCCGAGCTGTAGGTCTGATATCGCAACAATCATTGCGCGACCGTCTGATGAAACCTCTGGCCTGGAGAACTTGTGCTTCTTAATCTCCTCGACCATCTCCTGGACGTCTGCGCCCATCGAGGCGACCTTTCGGACAACCTTGCCCTTCCATTGTCGATTCAATACGCCAAGCGTGTCTCCCCAGACATTGAATAGCACTGGCTCAACAACCTCAAAGTGTTCAGGGTCAAGACCCCAAACCCTAAGAACCGTTGCCCAGTCTGGTGCATTTTCTGCTGGCATTCCAGTGGTCGTAACAGTCCCCTCGTTGCCGTTCCACTGCACGCCTGGCTCCCACCCTTCTGGGTGTTGTCGCCTTGGCTTTTTTGCGTTTTCCATATCTCGCTGAACTGCGAGTATTTTTTCAAATTCTTCGCTCATCGTTCACACCCGCACTGACCGCGACGATGCCGAGACATCGTATGCGGCTTCACGGAATATCCTTTCTGACCCAGCCAGCGAGCGATCGCAGTCGACTGAATCGTTTCGTCTTTCATCGCCTCCTTGAAGGCGGTTTGCTCTTGAGCGGCAAGACGCGTGTACGTCAAGCCGATTGCGCACGACGGGCCCTTCCTTGCGGAGTCCTTGCGCATTTCATCTAGCATGTCACTAACTGACATTTCCATCTCCTTCAACCTTTACCTTGGCATACAGGCCAAGTGAAATGATCATAACAAATAGACGAAAAGTTTTCAACATACGTGTGGATAAAGAAAGACCCCCAGGGTTTCCCCTGGGGGTCCTCTATATTATCGAGAGAAGATTCGGGCTAGTAGGCCCTTCTTTGCCTTGGGCTTTGGTGCCTTTGGCGCTGCCTTCTTCGATGGAGAAGCCTTTTTTGCTGCTGGCTTCTTTGTCTTCTTAGTTGCTGCCATGTCAATTACCGTCCCTTTCTCGGCCATTTGGCCGTGGAACGAGTATATCAGACTCGTGGCTTGGTGTCTTCCTCATCGTCAAGCGAGCCGTAGGCCTCATTGGCAAGGCTTCCTGCAAGCTCGTCAGCGATTCCGTCTCCGTCGGTATCGATAGCAGTTCCCTGAATGTGGGACGTGGAAGCCTTCTCGGCGGCAACGGCCTTCGCCTTGCCTACGCCAAACTTCCCGTCCTCTGGGTTCAGGGCGCGGACAATGACCTGGAGGCATGCGGCAAGACCAGCCGAAATTACCGTTCTGAAGTCTCCGCCGCTGATGTCAAGAAGCGGGATTCCTAGACCAAGGGCAACGGCGATCGAGGTTGCAATAAAGGCACGGGCGGCCTCCAGGAGCATCTCGTCGATTCCGGTGTTGTCTTTAATCCAAATAAGTGCGCTCTTAATCATTATTCAAAATCCTCTCTACTTCTTCTCAATGATGATGACATGCTTGAAGGGCGGGGCGTTGTGCTCTCCGGAGACCCTCTTGGAGTCCGCAATAGCCCTGAGCTGCGCCTCGGTCACGTTGACCGCAAACTGCTCCTTGCCCTTGCCTGAACGCGTTGGGCACGCCCACATCCAGCCCTCTACGGGGTCCCACGCAGCGCAGGTCATATGACCATAGCCAGCGGTTATGTGCGACTTGTCCTTCTTCGCCCAGTATCTCGCCCAGCCCGCATGCCAGGCGCTTACTTCGACTTCCTTCGGGTAGCCAATCGGCTGCTGCACCCACACGGCAAGCGCGGCGCCCTTCTTGCAGCTATTCACGACATCTGACCAGTCATTTGCCCATCGGGCATTTGCACCAAGCTGCTTGGCGGTCTTGATAAGGTCGCCAAGTGAAGATCCGTTGTCGGATACCCCCTGCTTGTCCTTGTGGCCAGTTGCCTTCTCCTTGGCCTTGATTCCGTCCGCTGCGGAGAAATCCTTACCAGGAGCATATTGATAGACCCAGGAAACAGCAGCGGCGACGCTAGACGGACCGCAGTCATCTAGAATGCCACCCTTTTCCTCGTGGTCCAGCTGAGACTTAACCTTAAGCTTCATCTGAAACCCCCTAACTAGAACCCCATTTGAGGCTATGTCATTTTACCAGCGCAAGGCTGGTTTTTCTAGCCTTCTAGTTCTGCGACGCGGGCCTCAAGAGCGTCTACCTTGGCGTTCAATTCCTTGATTGCGCCAGCAGCAATCGCAAGTGCCGTAATTCCCTCAATATCTGGCATTAAAACACTTTCTGCGTTTATGTATTGATAGTTTGAGTCGCTTGGAGAAATTGCCTCTTCTGTTATTAGGCACGGTTCAATTTCGCGCAACTCCTGAGCGATAAGGCCAACGCGCCTGTTGGATGGGTCAGAGTATTTATAATTAAACTGCACAGTTCTCATAGAAAGAACCTTATTAAGCATTCCGGTTGAATAATTAACAATGTTTTCTTTCATTCTTTCGTCAGATGTGCCAGTTGCGCTTACAAATGCCGCAACGTTAGTTGATGATTCCCAGTAAATTCTATGAACTGGTGTGCTTGTGGTAAATAATGAAAGGTCGCCAACTGCTAGGGTGGATGCAGTTGGGGCAGTGCCGCCACCAGCCTGATCATCGGCATACGTTCTTGTAGCCGCCCCAGAGGAACCCGTTCCGGAAGTTCCATGAACCCTGCCAGTAACTATTACTGCGTCGTTAAATGTAAAAGTTGTGCCGTCATGGTCAATGATATTTGCGGTTGACCCTGGGCGGAGAGAGCTTGCTGTAACATATGAAGAAAAAGTTCCGTTTCCGGTTATATTAGCCCCGCCCGATGTGACTGTCAGCGCCCCTTCAACCGTTAGTGGAATCTTTGATGTAAACAACGATGACGATATCGTAACCCTACTTGTAAAAGTTCCAGCTGTGTCATCTTCGTCAGTAAGAGATGTTCCGCCAAGTTGAATTGTTCCATCATTTGCTGCAGCAATATCGCCGAACGTTCCTGCAGCCTGAACTACAATTGCTGGATATGTGCTACCGCTTGGCTCAAACCAGCCAGACTTTGCGTACATTCTGCCGCCGAGACCGCCAGCGATCCCAACGGTAAATGAACCGGAAGAAAGATTTAGCGTTGTTCCCGTGATACTTCCGCCAGTGATTGCAACATTAGAAGCAGTCACTGCTCCGGCATTTGTAACGGAGAAAGCAGCAGAAGCACCGGCGGTTGATGTCGCACCGGCAAAGAAGGCAAGTCCCGTGTCTGCCGCCGTGTCTATGAGTCCGGCATATTTTACCGAGCCAGTAGTTGATGCATTCGTCAGTCGGTCGGAAGCAATTGTGTATCCACCAATTGTCCCAGATGTGGCAGTGACAGATCCAGTAATTGTTGCGCTAGATGCTGTTATAGCCCCCGTATTACTGACGGTAAAATTCGTTGAGGTGATTGCATTCGTTCCGCTGTTAACAAGTGCCGCCCCGTACGGGAAAACTTCCGTTTCTGCGACCGTTGCGCTTGTTCCGACGGTGTATGAAAATTTAGTGTCAGTTGGCGCCGGGCTTGCAAGGATTGTAAATGTTCCGTCAAACGGAGCGCCCATATTTGTAATTTTTACACTGTTACCAGCAGAGTAACCGTGCGCAACGGTCGTTGTGAGTGTTGCAGTGGTATCAGACTGGACCTTAAGAGAGACATCCCTTAGATTCCCAACTCCAAACCTTGAGTCAATAACAAGGGCGCCAGACTTTATTACTGAAGCATCAAGACCCGCAGCAGAAATAAGGCCCGCAGTAATGCTATTGGCAACGATATCTCCAGACCCAATTGCGTTTTCCCAGGCACCACCTACGCCAACCTTTCTCAGCCCTGGAGGTGTTCCGCCAAGGTGGTAAACGATTGTTCCTTCGGTGTACGAGGCGCTCGGGAGGGTCGGAAGCGTCGGGCTGCTGATGATCTCAATAGCCTTGAGGCTTGATACAAGCTTTTCCGCAGTAATTGACCCGTCCGCAACCGTCACCGTAGGCTCGTTCGGCTCTGTTGGACTGCTTACTTCAGTAAACGAGCTTGCAGTAAGGTCGCTTGAGAGTGACCGTACCTTATAGCGATACTGAAGGGCGTTTGTTAGCCCGCCGTCGTTTACATATGTTGCTTTTGTATTTTGAACAGTTCTAAAGTCTGTAAAATTGTAATAGACGTAGCCGCTGACGCTTGTGGTTGAAATTGTTCCGCTTGTAAGCGATGCAAACGTAAAGCTTGTTGTTGTCGTTGAGGCGACAGACCACTGGCCCTCAAGCGCCATGATGTTGGTTGTTGTTGACTCAAGGTCAATTCTTATTACGTCATTGGCTACAAGGCCATGATTTACGGCGGTTGTAACAGTTACTGTCGACCCGCTTCTTGAAATCTCAGAGATTGCCCTAAATATCGCGTCTTGCCGCTGAACTTCAAATGAGGCGAGTTTTTTGTTTACTTCCCTAGTCTCATCAAAAGACCAGGAAACAGCAACAGATTTGTCGTTTGCGGAAACAGTTAAATCCGAAGGAATATCTGGCGTTGGAGGGACCGGATTTACATCATCAATTTCCCTGATTCTTTCGCTAAGCCTGATAAAAGCGCTTCTCTGCAGCCTTACATCGCCACCTACGGTTATTGTATAGACGATATCCATGCCAAGCATTTTTGCGGCAACAGATTTCACGATCATTGGCTTTGCGATTTCCATCGTATTCCATATAAATGGAATCACGTCTCCAACTTCAGGAACTGGGTATACCGAGTCAGAGGCGTTTCTTGGCCTCATCTCAAACGTGTATGACTCTATAGGCAGCCCGTTTTCTTTCCAGTACCCCTCGGCAGAAAGCTCTGCGTCGGCAAGCGTTTCCACCCTGTCGTCGGTAATTGCCGCCTCGACAATTTTTCCGTTTGTCGCCCAGATCCCAGGCACAAAGTCGTAGTCAACGTACTGAACTGGATTTCCGCTTGTATCTGTTAGCGCAACCTTGTTTCCGCTTGAATCCCTTGTCCTGAACACGGCGTAGAGGTGCAGCCTGTTGGCGGTGTTTCCGGACTCTACTGGGCTGCTTGGCACTTCCATTTCGTAGATCGGAACGGTGTACGCAGCAAGGTCTTCAAAATCTCCATACCCCATGGCGCCAGTGATCTTGATTACGCTCCAATCTGTGAAGCTTACCGATCCGTGCTGGCTGCTCGTGCACTCTCCAATCAGTCCAATATACGCCGCGGACGAATTTGATACATTCACAACTTTCCAAAGCTTCTCCCACTGGCCAGCCGCGGATAGGTTCCCAAGCGAGTGCCTTGATATCTCTGTTCCTGAGGAGTCATACAGCGCGTAGTGGGCGTCAAGCCTGTTAATGTGATCGCTTGCCTTAGCGCGAACAGAGATAAAATACTTTTCTGTGTGGACCACTGCAATTCTGCTCGCAGATGCTGTTGATATCGCTGTTCCAGAGGTGCTGCTTGTAACCGTGTACCCAGCCCCGTACGGTCCGCTCGTTGATGATCCAAGCGCAAAACCCGAGGCGGTAGTCCAGCCGTCGATATTCCCGTCGTAAAGCCCGTTGACGACAAGCTCTTTTGGCGTCTTGGCACGATAGTGAAGCCTGCAAGAATAGGCGCCAGCACCGTCAAACGACCCCTTATCAACCCAGTACTCCGCTCCAGTCTTCTCGGAGATGTAGTCAAGTATGTTTCTAATCGTTCGCCCGCCATACTGCTCGGCATTTGGCGTGTCGCTCTCCTGGAAGTAAGGACTAAACCTATACTGTGTGTCCACGGCCTCAACGTACGTGCTGGTGTCGAGTCCGATTTCGCTAACCCATGAGTTATCGAAAAGCCCACCAAAGACTGAGATCGGATACAGCCATCCACGAACGTTGTCCGCCCCAACACCAAGCCTGTAGTTGTTTCCGCCAACCGTGTATATCTCACCATCGGCCCAGCCCCTCGCGGATGAGCTCGTCAAAACAGTTGGGGATTCAACGGTTGATAGAGATCCGACAAGCGCTGATCCCCCAGAGGTGAGATACGCGCCAGTGATGGTCGCAGAGCCGTCATCGCCAACGCTGTCGTATGTGATTTTTGTGCTATTTGGAACAGCTTTGACAAGGACAAAGCCCGTTTGGGCAACAGAGAACCCAGGCGTTTGCGGAATAGATACAACAATCGGGTCTTCAACTGAAAGCCCGTGTGCTGATGATGTTGTTATCTCAACAACATTGGATGTTCTTGTTGCCGCAGTAATCGTCTTTTGCGATGTAAGTGTGTTTGCCGTCTTGCCTAGATATTCAACATTCTGCGTGCCAGATCCTGAGGCAGACGTTCTTTTTACATATATCCTGACGCTGTCTGCGGATCCCGGGTTTTTCCATTTTATCTTCAGCCTCTGTGTGCTTGTTCCCGCAGACAGCGCAAGTGAAACCGCCTTTGTGACTGGCCCATACTGAGGCGTTGCGGAGTCCCTGCCGGTCATTGTGGAGTTTCTTGCCTGAGCTCGAACCTCGTAGGTTCCGTCGGATAGATTCCCACCAGTAGACTCAGACGAGAGCGAAAGCCCGTCAATCTGCCCGACCACAGAGGGAAGCGAGGCGGAAGAAGTGTATGTGGTTGTTCCACCGTATATTACGTCAATATCTCTGGAATCTCTTGGGGCATAGTAGTCAGCAACAACGTGCTCTTCAAGTATTGCGGTATTGTCGGCGCACTCAACATCCTGAATGATGCTTCCGCCCTGTCGGTTTGTGGACACTCGAGTGATAATTCCAGCAAACAGCACAGTATCTGGGTTTGTTTCAGTATCGACAATCCTTATCTCGGCACGGTTTGGCACCTCGATAAGGAACGATTCGTCTGCTATTGCGGTGTTCAGCTTGTCAGAAAATGTTGCCCCGGAATAACCAGAAACTTCAGTTGAGGACTTTGGAAGTATCGTCCAAATTGGGATTCTTGCATTGGCGCTGGTGCCTTCGCTGTTTGATTCCCAGGAAAGATTTTCATAATCGACCCTGCCGCTAATGTCATAAAAAGCAGCAGTCTGTCCTTCGTACTTAAGCTTTACCAGTACTCTTACCGAAGCCATTTAGATCCTTCCTACGCCTGACGACCTCAGCAGTGACCTTTGGGCCCTTGAGACTTCCTCGGCAAGCTTCCTAATGTCTTGGTCGTTTCTAACAGTTGGGTTATTGATTATAACACTTGCGTTTACCGCGCCGGATGTGCTACCGCCAGCTGCACTAATGCCGTGTATTGGTCGATATGTCCTTGGGAACACCCTGGCGACACCGTACGGGGTAACCTGCATTGTTTCCGTGCCAGCCTCGCCTACCCTAAATATACCAGGGCCCATGATAGTTCCGCCGCTTGCAAAACCGGCAACAGGGTTATACTTCCCAAGCGGGCTAAGTGTGGACTTGAGCTTTGTGACCTGCACCTCAAACTGCTTCTGTATAGAATCTGCTGCGGACGGTGCGACGCTCATCGATGTTGCAAAGAGCCTTCTCATCTCAGCGCCAACAAGGAACATCTTTAGCGCATTTGAATGTGTCATCCCCCAAACCGTTGGAGAAATTCCTGTTGGCGCCATTTTCTTTGCGCTATCTTGAACTTCTTTCCAAAGTGTCATGAATCTCAGCCTTAGGGCACCGAGAGTCATCTTGTTTGCGGTAACCTGCATCCCTGCGGCATCTGACTCAACCTGCTTTTCCATTTGAGCACCGACGCCATGCTCTCTCCAGTTGTCGTACGGCCTTCCGCCAAGCGTTGATGTACCGTTTCCAGCAGACCCCGGCGGAGCTGTGTACTGTCCTCCTGGGTCATCGCCATCGCCATTGCCTTTTGTTCCGGGGTTGTTAAGCGAGTTTTGCAGCTGCTTGATTTTCTTGACAAGCTTGGCAATCTTATCTGCAAGCTTGATGAATTTTTCAATTGTCTTTGTCCAGGACCCCAAGAATGACTCCCCAAAATTGGCAGCATCTTCGGCAAGCTCCGCATCAAGGTCGCCAATACTTGCAAACGATTGACCGTATAGGGCCTTAATTCTCGCAATTGCCTCTGCGCCTGTAATTTTTCCTTGTTCCAAGAGAAGCATGATTCTTTGCATCTCTTCCTGGAACTTCATTCTCATCGCCTCAAACCTCTCGTCAATATCCTCAAGTCCCCTGGTTACCGGTTCGCTTGTCATTGCCTCGTCAAGGGCAATTCTCTTTCTCTCAAGCGAAGCCTGCTTTACGGCATCAGTCTTTGCCTCTTCGGCCTCTCGCATTCTTGCCGCAGCTTCAAGCGGATCAATAGATGCGTCGTAGAGGGCAAGCCGTGCCATTTCTATGTTTCTATTTGCATCTCGAAGGTTTTTCTCAACAGCGAGCAGTCTATTCTTCTTCTCTTGATCCTCAATTTCGTCCTTAAGTGCCTTAAGGTTCCATGTCGTTCCCTCGACAATGACTTCCTGGGTTGCAAGGAACGCCTCTTTTGCCTTCTCAAGCTGCTCTCTGAATCTCTTGTCAAACAGAGCCTGAATTCTGTTTTGCAGGGCTCCGGATGCTATGTTGAACTTAGCCTTAAGGAAGGAAAGCTTTTCGTTAAGCTTCTCAATTGCCCTTGAAAGGCCTTCAGTTGATTCCTCAGCACCATTGATGAGAAGATTCCACTGCTCTGCCTGCTCTCTGCTTACCATAAATCGGCTTGCAAGCGTATCTAGCATTTGGTTTAGTTGGTCTACGTTTGTGAACGGGCCAGCCTGCATTACCGCGGCGACAATTTCAGCCTGAGCCTTCATTGCGGCAAGATTTGCAAGCTGATTGTTTACTATTTCGCCCGTTTCGTTTCTGATTGGCGTCTCAAACTCAAACGCAAGCTTGTTTTCGTAAACCTTCTGAATCATTGATTGAATGTTGTCTAGCAGAACCATATTCTGCTGCATCTCTTCGGTATTTAGGCCAAGAGGTGCCGCCGCGTTCGTGAACGCCTCTTCTGCGCTAAGCGAACCGCCAGCCTCATTGAGCGCAGCAAGAACATCTTTAATTCCGAAATTTATTGATTCGATTTCTGGATTTAGGGCCTTGAATGACGTAACAATGTCGTCAACCTTAAGAGGAATTTGTTCGGCAATTGAAACCATCTCGGCAAACGTCATCTTGCCGTCTGTCAATGCGTTGTTCCAGATTTCTTGCTCCATCTGTGCCTGGGTCATGTCCATCTCAACGCCTTCGCCAGCAACCTCTCCGTCTTGGAATTGCGGTCTTCCAACGGCATCAGATATCACTCCGCCTGCCGCTGACCCGAGCATTGAGCCGATGATGGCGCCGATTGGACCCCCGAGCAGGAATCCAACTAGTCCGCCAATAACAGATGTTATAGATGAAATTGCCGTCCTAATAACATCTGCCTTGTTGACAAAAATGTCAAACAGTGCAAAGAAGCCGGTCAAAAGAACGGTAGACTTACCAACCAGTCCAAGCCCGTCTTTCAGGGACTTTCCTAGTGCTGCAAGTCCGCCTGCCCCAGTCTTTAGTGCGTTAACAAATCCACCACTCTCCTGAACAACATTTTTTGCCCCTTTTGTGCTGAGGTATGCCCCGATTCCGCGCTCTATGCTTGGCCTTAGGGGTCCGCCCGCCAATCCAACTGCCGCAGCCCTCGCAGCAGAAGCTCCTCTAAGCCCCGCAAAGGCACCGCCAATAGACCTTGCAAAAGTGGAGATACTTTCTTTGAAGACGCTTACTGCATTCTTAAAGAATCCCCCAGTAGACTTAAGGTCTGCGCCGAAACCTGCCATCCTGGCTGCTATTGGGGTATCCCTTGTTGCAAGGGCACTGACTCCGGACAGGTATTCTTGCCGTGCCGCAACCCCAATAAGTCTTGACCCACCGACCCCAGAAAGGTTCCTTACGCCCTGCGCCGTCTGTGCTGTTGCGGAAACTTGCGCCTGCGCTGCTGCAACTGTTGCTGAAATATTTTGTCTTTGAACGGGGCTGAAAGCGTTTCCGGTTTGATCAACAACCTTCTGCATGACCACTTTTTGAATCTTAAGTTCACCAGCCGCAGTTCTTGCCTTGTTGGCAAGCGGAGCGCCCATCTGATATGCCTGCCTGGAGGCAATAGTTCCTGCGCTAAACGCACCAAGTGAGCCAAAGAGCTTCTGGAGGCCTCCAAGTGCACCGCCAGAAGGTG